TTTTCAGTTTCATAAGTCTTTAGCTTTATCAACGACTTACGTAATATGGAACAGAAGGTACACTTTTTCAAGAGACATAAACTAAAAATAATTTTCCCCAGAAAAAAGTGTACTTTGTGTACCAGATTCTGTAAGTCCTTAATAATCATATAATAGAATTGGGTACACCCACCCAAAAAAAGTGTTCCATAGGTGTTCCAAGTGTACCACGTGTTTTTGTACTTGACACGGCGTATGCAAAGATTCATATGTAAATGGTGGACGAAAGCACCGTTAAGGTCACAGATAAACGAACGTATGCTTCTGGCAAGAAGCCGAAGCAGGTAATCAAGCAACAGGCAGCGAAGAGATCTCGATGTCATCGTAAGCGTATGAAAGCAGAAGAAGACATGAAGGTCGCTCAGAAAGAGCTGGTAAAAGTTGAGAAGGAGCTGACGCTCAAGGAGCAGTTTCTTGATATGATGAGCAAAGCCCCTACTCCAGCTCAGCAGCGTAAGGCACTTTTGGCTATGTTTGCAGAGAGAGGGATCAACCCCATCGAGGAGCTGATGAACTTCACAGCAGATGAGGAAGTTCCCGTGAAGGAGAGGATTGCAATTTGGAAGGAGTTGGCGAGTTACACGCAGCCAAAACTTAAGAGTGTGGACGTCCAGCAGAACATAACTGGCGAGATGAAGATCATGACTGTGGACTACAGCGCAGTGACGAAGAGTCAGCTGAAAGATATTGTGGACGCAGAGGTGATTGACAACGACGAGGAATATGATGAGTTTATTAGTGACGAGGATAAAAATGAATAACAGCCCCATAGATGACGCAAAAGCAATACTCGGCGAACACTGCCGAAACTATGTAATAATCGCGTCTATGGAAGAAGACCCAATGTCATATGATCTAAGATTCAGCGACCCCTACGCAGCTCAGTCTCTCTTGAAGAATGCGGTGAGCTACCATGACGTCTACGTCTCAGGTGGTGCTAACCCTATTAACAACGAAGATGAGTGGGAGTGGGAAGAAGCGGTGGATGATGATGACGACGAAGTGAATGAGTGTTAGAATACCTGCACAGGGGTGGGAGCCGAGACCATATCAGCTCAGCCTACTGAAATATATGTCTCAACAGAAACGGTCGCTTCGTGCGGTCGTCGCATGGCACAGACGTGCTGGAAAGGATTTGACGTGTGTCAATATCACTGCGATCAAAGCTCTACAGCGTGTAGGGACGTATTGGTATGTTCTGCCATACGCGAACCAAGCCAGACGTATTGTTTGGAATGGTATGACAGGTGAGGGTAAGAAGTTCATTGACTACTTTCCCAAGGAGATAGTTGAGAAGAAGAGCGAGCAGGAGATGCGCATTCACCTGAAGAACGGCTCAGTCATTCAACTAATGGGGTCTGACGACCCAGATAAAATGGTGGGGGCGAACCCCGTCGGTGTAGTTTTCTCGGAGTACAGTATCTCCGACCCAGCAGCGTGGCAGTTGATCAACCCCATCCTAGCGGAGAACGGAGGCTGGGCATTGTTCAACGGAACGCCTCGTGGTGAGAATCATTTCTACAAGCTACTACTGCGAGCTCAGTCGGAGGGCAGCTGGTTCAGCAGCCACCTGTCGGTCAAGGAGACAAAGGCTATACCTGCCGATGAGATTCGTAAGGCACGCAGCGAACTGAACAACGAAGCCCGATTCCAGTCGGAGTACATGTGTTCATTCAAGACGCCAGTCGAAGGGGCGTACTACGGATCGCAGATCAACAAGGCTTACAAAGATAAGCGCGTCGTAGAAACAATCGCGGTAGATCCGCTACTCCCAGTGCACACAGCTTGGGACTTGGGTATGGATGACGCCACAACCATTTGGTTTGTGCAACTGTTCAAGAGTGAGATCCGCGTGGTGCACTACTATGAGAACAGTGGCGAAGGTCTACCACACTACGCAAGGTACTTGCATACATGGTCGAACCAGAAGGACGTGACCTACGGCAAGCACTACGCACCGCACGATATTAAGGTACGTGAGTTAGGAACTGGTAAGTCACGACTTGAGACCGCCAGAAGTCTGGGGCTCAAGTTTACGACAGTTAAGAAGCTGTCGATTATAGATGGCATCGAAGCCGTGCGTAACCTGCTAAACCGATGCTGGTTTTCTAAGAATGAATGCTACGCAGGACTTGAGGCTCTCAAGGGATACCATAAAGACTTTGACAGTTCACGTGGTGTGTTCCGCAAGACACCAGTTCACGACAAGAACTCGCACGGGGCTGACGCCTTCCGTACATTAGCGGTAGGATTAAAGCAGCCCAACTTCGAGAAGCGCAAGAATACGAATGAGTACCAAGTCAAATCTCTCAATTGGTGAGTATCACAGACTGTCAATGTATGATGAAGCCTGTGTCCTGTACAATACTCAGGGTCAGGACTTCGGAGCATTGTTCAAGGAGATAGTGGATTCCCCTAACGGCGAACAAAAATATTTTTTCGGGGGTCCCGATTATCTTTTGCTTGGTATGGTCAAGGAAGATGAGGAGGGGCTATACTGGCATGTGTGTTATGCAGCCCACAGGAATCCAGAGTATACTGTAACTAAGTTCTTAGAACTTGCACCTTTTCCGCTTGACAGGATAGAATTTTGCAGATATCACAAGATGAACACCGACTCTCCATTTAAATTTTATAAATGGGAAACTTTTAAACGTATATCTAAATATGGGCAGCAGACCTAAGCCACCACCTCCGCCTCCAGCACCTCCAGCTCCGCCTCCTCCGCCAGCACCTGTGGCACGTCAGCCAATCGCAAAAGCGAAGACGCCGACTCGGAGACTGACAACTGGATCGTTGTTTGGTATGGGTAGCGTATTGCCACGTCGTGCTAATCAGCAGAACAATAAGACGCAAGGTCGCTCACCTCTAGGTGGCGGTGGTAACTTGTATGGTTAAAACATTACGTCAGCGTTATGAAGAATTAAAGTTATTGAGGTCTCACCTTGATAACATGTTTCTTGATGCGCAAAAGTATGTCCGTCCAAACTCTAACAAGTTTGATCACGGGCATACCCCTTTCCAAGATGATGGCTCTCGTGAGATCTACGATGACACTGCGGTGTGGTGTAATCAGATGTTTGCGAACGGTCTTAGCTCAAATCTAGTACCTAAATCAGATCGCTGGTTTTATTTAAAAGTAACAGACAAACCATCAGGACAACTCAGTAGCGATGAACTTGCCTATCTTCAGCAAGTCTCAGACAGAATTCTTCATGAATTTAGTCTACCTAAATCACAGTTTTATAGTACAAGCCACGAGTGTTTCCTTGATATTGGGGCTTATGGTACTGCTCCTGTTCAGATTACTGAAGTCGATGGAGTGGTTAACTTTCGCGCTCGTCCTCTTGCTGATGTATTTTTTGATACAGATCAGTTTGGTAATGTAGACACAGTACATTACCGCTGCTATAAGACAGCACGTCAGATGCTTCAAGCCTTTCCGCAGATTGCGGACATGGACGGATTCAACAAGGAGATGTCCGTTCACAACAAACTTGAACTTGTATATACAATCGAGCCGAACAACGATCCAGCTGCTAAGAAGGGCGGACGTGTTGGCAAAGGTCGCCCATACAAGGTTACTTACTGGAGCCCATCTCTAAAAGATGTCATTGAAGAGAGCGGATCTAGTTACTTTACTTTCCTAGTACCTCGTTGGTCTAAGTTAGCAGACGAGGTATACGGACGTGGACCAGCATTCTCATGCTTGTCTCAGATCCGTGCGCTCAACAAGATGGTCAAGGAAGCCTTGATCTCTGCTGAGTATTTAAACTTCCCAACCCTTACTGCAGAAGAAGACAGCATCATGCTTCCGATGAAGTACGGGTCACGTCAGATTATGTTCCATGAAGCTGGCTCTGAGAAACCTTCGCCGATCTTGGCAGGTAATCAGCCACAGTATGTAATGGAAATGATTCGGATGTATCGTGATAGCATCAACCGTTCATTCTTTGTCGATCAAATCATACGTCAAGAAAAGAAGGAACGTCAGAGTGTTACCGAGATCCAAGACGTGCGTGGTCAGATGTTGAACCAACTAGCACCGTTGCTAAATCGTATGGAGACTGAATATCTAGCTCCAGCAATCGAAGCAACCTTTGAGCTACTTGAACGTCAAGGTCAGTTACCTGAGAGACCAGAGTCGTTGAATGGTGGTATGTTAGAAATTACTTTTTCTAGCCCAGCTTCCCAATCCCAATATGCGACACGTCTATCAGATATTAGTTCCTTTATGCGAGATATCGCTCCTCTTGCTCAGGTTAAACCTGAGATTATGGGTGCTATTGACGAACAGACGTTACTTGCGAGCTACGCTAAATATCGCAATCTTGACCCAGCGGTGGTCAAATCGGCTGAGGAGGTTCAAGCACAAATTAACCAAGCTAACGAACAAAAACAACAAATGATGCAAGCTCAAGCAGCTCCTCAAATTACTGGGGCACTTAAAGATGTTGCTGAGGCTAAACAGATTGATCCCGAAGGTGTGGGTCAGCTGTTGAACATATAATATGAGTTTATTAGATTCCGTGCAGAGGTTGCGAGAAAAGTCGCAGCTTCGTAATGATCTTATCAATATATTAGAGACTCCCCAAGGCGCGAGGTTCTTTAAGGTGTTGTTGCGTGAGTGCCACGTCACCAAGCCAGTCTTCCACGCAGAGGAGTCTAAACTTCGCGAGTGCGAAGGACGCAGACGTTTAGCTATGAGTTTTCTCACGCTGATTGGTCAAGACGACCCTCAGCAATTAATCAACAAACTAGAGTTGGAGCAAAAGAAAAATGTCTGAAGAAGAAGTAATCGAAGAACCTACAGGCGGTCTGGGTGGCGGAGTTGAAGAACCAGCTACCGAACAGCCTGTGGAAGATAATACGTATCAGCAATTCTACGAGTCATTACCAGATGAACTCAAGGGTAACGATACTATTAAAAATACCAAGGATCTAACATCCTTAGCGAATCAATTAGTTAACGCGCAGAGTGCACTAGGAACTAAACGACTTCAAGCACCGCAGGAAGATTGGGGTGATGAGGAGTGGAATGGTTTCTTCGATCAGCTTCGTCCAGAAGATGATGAGTACTCAATCCCCGAGTTAGGCTCAGAGGATGGCGAAGCGTATCAAATGCCTGATGAGCAAGCCCAAGAGCTTGTTGATTTCGCAGCAGAGATGGGACTGTCCCAGAAACAGTTTGATATCTTGTATAATCGCTACGTAAACCTAACTGTAGATGGTGAGACTCAAACCAATGAGCAGTACCAGACTAAAGTGAGTGATCTACGTCAGGCAGTGCAATTAGAGTGGGGCGATCAGTACAATACTAATCTAGCCTTAGCTAACCAAGCATATGAGGCAATGTCTACGGAGATTCCCGAGATCAAAGAATTAGTTGAGTCTGATCCAATCGTTGCCAATCATCCAGCAGTACTGAAGCTATTCCATCGACTAGCTGAGGTATCAGGTGATACATTACCTATGGCTGATAATAATCCAGCTAGTGGCTTTGCTAACGAAAATACTCATGGTATTAAGGCTCAGATTTCTGAGATCGACGAAGGTCATGCTTCGTTGATTATGGCAGATCCATCAAGTCTGAACATGAAAGATCGCTCTAAGCGTCAAGAATTGTTAGATAAACGAGCTAATTTGTACAACAAGTTATATCCAACCGTGTAATTTAACTTGACAACTTCTCTAAACAAGGCTATTCCAGTGATATTGGGGTAGCCTTTTTTAGGTCCGAATACAGCTTTGGAAAGCCGTTGGTTTCGTAAAACTAGAAGAGTCCGAAAGGGTAGCTCGTCGAAAAGCAAACTTCTACTTAAACTTAATCCTTATTTATTATTTATTATGGCATATTCTGATCCTGCCTATATGGCACAAACTGGTACACCTGCTGGTGGTATCACTATCAATGATGCTTATGTACAGGCTTACAAAGCTGGTTTCGAACAAGCGTTCCAGCAAAGCGAGTCTAAACTACAGCCTTATTTCGAACAAGAGTCCCAAAACGAAGAGTTTCAATATTTTGATCGTGTCGGCGTAGCCGAAGCGATGACTGAAGATGCTACTCGTTATGGTGACAATCCTAACAGTGAAATTACTCACGACCGCCGTCGCATTGGTCTTAAAGACTATGAGCTTGGCAAGTATGTTGATGAGAAAGATCTAAAACGCGTACTTACAGATCCAATGAATGCTTACACTCAAGCACTTCTCGCATCTGGTAAGCGTAAGATTGACGACATCATCATCGACAAGTTCTTCGGTGAAGCTTACGTTGGTAAGTCTGGTGGTACTACTCGTACCTTCGTAGCTGGTCAAGCTCTCGAAAATCAATCTAAGATCATAGTGGGCAACAAGTCTGCTGGAGATATTGACACTGCAGGTGACTTTGAAAAAGCCACTGGAGAAACTGAAGGTTTCTGTGTTGGTGGCGACTTCGGTACTGCTAGTTCTGGTCTTACTCTTGCTAAACTTCGCGCAGCTCGTCGCACTATGCTAAAGCTGCACGCTATTGATCAAGATGAGATTGTTAATTGCTTTGTTTCCGCAAAGCAGCTTGATGACCTACTCGGCATTACTGAGGTTGTTAGCTCTGACTTCGCAGTTCGCAAGTCACTCGCTGAAGGTAGTGTAACTACATTCATGGGCTTCCGCTTCATTCACACTGAGCGTCTCCCAATGTCTAACGGTAGTGATGCAGATGAGCGTCGTTGTATCATCTCTACATCGAAAGCTCTTAAGCTCTCGATGGGTACTGCCCTCAAGGGTGATGTATGGCGCGTTCCTGCTAAGAAGAACATCCCTTACGTTTACTTCAAGCTTTGCGCTGAAGCATCTCGTATGTGGGGTGAGGTTTCTGGCGAAATCCGTTGTAACGAAAGTTAATCTTAACCGTAGCCTCCCCTGCGTATTCGGGGGAGGCTACTCCCTTTATGTCTACAGAAGCGACCAAGCTTAAGATAATAAATTCTGCCCTTCGTATGGTGGGCAGCTATCATATTGAGGCTAGTGATACAACTAGTACTACATACGAGATTGCCAACAGAGCTTATGAACAAGCTGTTACTGAACTGTTTGGCGACAATATATTTAACTATAACACCAAGCGTTCTACGCTAACAGGTGTATCTGGAAGTACTGAGTTTAAGAAGTTTAGTTACTCTTACTCACTTCCGTCCGATTTAAACATTCTACTTATCGTCGAAGATGAAGACGACTATCTCTGCGGTGACTACAGATATGCAAATGGTCTACTGTATGCAGATAAAACATCATTAAAGGTAACTTATACGTATGTTCCTGACCTCTCATCTGCAACTGCGTTGCCTGAGTTTCTGACTCGTGTGCTTACATTGCACATGGCACAGAACATGGCAATCGAGTTGTCAGGCTCTGAAAACCGCCACGAGATATTATATGTACAATATCAGAAGGCTCTAAAAAGAGCACGAGTATTGGAGGGTCGTCAAGGACCAGCTCAAACATATATTAACGAGGAGAACTCACAGTTCTTAGGTGGGCATCAGAACTATGGCAAGGTATAGCAACGTACAGTCAGATTTTTCAGGTGGTCTCATTAGTGACTACATCCTTGGACGTTTAGATATTAAACGTGTAGCTAACTCAGCTCGCGTATTTAAGAACTTCTTTCCAAGCCTACAAGGACCAGCTATCTTTAGATCTGGCTTCAAGCATGTAAATTATCTTGGATCTACTGGCGATAAGTTTAGAAGCATTGATGTTACTTTAGCTACAGATGTACCATACCGTATTGTATTTGAACCATCATTGATTAAAGTATACGATGCCGATGGTACACTAAAAGATTCGGTAGCCTCTGCGTATTCGTCCTCAGATATACCAGACTTACGTTTTAGTTCTGAGACTGATGCGTTGTATATTACTCATGGATTACATAAGCCAGCTAAATTTACAGCTGACTTAATTACGATCGCTAAGACTTTAACAGCTACTGATAGTGGCGTTAACAAAACGCTTGTGTCTTCTGACGGTCTTACGATAACATCGGGGCTCGAAGTGCAGGGTGATACATCTTGGACATTGTCAGATCTTGACTTTGACTTTGAGCCAATACTCAAGCCCGAAGCTGAGACTAAATCTTTTAGTATAACAAGTAACACACGCATTGTTAAACTTGAGAGCACAGCCTCGGACTTTTCATCTATTGTATCTGCTGGTGACGGTAACTGGGAGAACTACTATGTAGAGTATGAAGTAGAAGGTGAGAAGTTCTTGGGTAAGGTGTTAGATGCTGCACTAGGTGGCAGTTACACTACAGCAGACCCCACAAACACAGTTGTGTATGTAGAGCCCGTTGAATCCATTGTTGATATCCAAGACCCAGTTGCTCAGCTGTACTTACTTGACTCTAACGAAGTAGACGAATCGGATGCATCCGCATCACCACTTACTGGTGCTGAGCAGGACAGAGCACTTGCCTTAGAGGGAGTTCCGACAGATGAGATTCACCTACGCTGTGACACTGCCGTATTTAATAAAGGGCTCGAAGGTTCTTTCATCCGTGTTGGCAGTGATCGACGTAATGATGATGTAGTTGTTGGGCACACCAGAACTACGACTCGTTGGGTAAAGATTAAGAAGCATCGTGGAACTGAAGACCACCCTGTGGAGTTCTATCGAGGAACTTACTCTGATGATGATTATACAGCTGGGTCTGTATACAAGGCGTATGGTAAGTTAGTTACCACACCTTTGCACATGAAAGGTCCAGATGTAAACGGTACTGTGGATGTGACCACTGCGATATTGTTAGATGATGGCAATAGAGCTTTTTCGCATAATACATACTTAGGCACAGATGGAAACCACGTTACTCAATATGCTGGAAATGTTAAAGATTTATTTGGCAATCTTACTACCGCAAAGCAATTGGATGTTGTTGAGTGTGAGACTACGCCACACATTGAAAGCGGTGATAAGTTAGTCATTCCAACAGGAACACTTACTATTACAGCAGTGGCTAATGATGTCTTGCTAAATGCTCAGACATCCGAGTTTACAACTGACGACATCGGACGTCACTGCCGAGGCAGACTCCCATCTGGTCTTGTGTTCATGAAGATTGTTGCTGTTAACTCAGCTACACAAGTCAGAGCTGAATTACTATCACCAGTCCCCAAAGATGCCAGAACTTTAGGCTATGAGAATGGGGGTGAGTTCACAGAATTTAATAAAGGTGCTTGGTATGTAGGTAACTACCCACGAACTGTTGCCAAGTTTGAACAGCGTCGAATATTTGGTGGCACATATACAAACTCAAATAACCTGTTCTTCAGCGCAGCTGGTGTAGAGGAAAGTTTCAAGACTGCTGAAAATGATGGTCAGGTCTTAGACACCAGTGGTATTACTTATGAACTAGATAACTCAACAGCTGGAGTTCGTTGGCTTGTGGCTTCTCGTGATTTAGTAATTGGAACTACAGGCGGTATCTACCGAATTGTACCTAACCAGTACCAGTATGGTATTAGTCCAAAGACTATCCGTATTGAGCTAACTGAAGAAGAGCCATGTAATCAGCAAGCTGAAGTTGTAGGCTCATCTATTTTCTATCCTGACCAATCTGGCACTAGATTGATGGAATACAAGTATGATGCTAACTTAGCTAACTCATCGTCTAACGATGTGTCTAAGTTAATCTACCCAACATTCCTACAAGATCCAATCAAGCAGATTGCGTATCAGCACACACCACAACCTCGTTTGTGGGTAAGAACAAATGGCAATAAACTATTCTGCTTGTCATATCACAGGCAAGAAGAGTTTTATGCTTGGTCTGAGCACACAATCAGTGGCTCAGATAACATATACGATATTTCTGTACTACACAGAGGGGCACAGTCCGAACTCGATCAACTATGGGTGATAGTCAGACGTGGATCATCAGTCTATACCGAAGCATTATCTCAAACAGATCCACTGCAGACAACTGTGTACCCATTCCTTGATAGTCACCTTACAATGACTAAGCCAACAGATGGCTCAGATATCAGCGTAACTGTAAGCTCACGTTTTAGTAATGGCACAGCTGTATCAGTCATACAGGATGGTCAGTACATAGGTGAGCAGGTAGTTGCTGGTGGGGTTATTACAATTTCAAATCGTTCAACTACACAAGATCTAGTTGTTGGAACTAAGTATGAAGGTGAGCTTAAGATGATGTTCCCAACGTGGGACGGAAGAAATAAGCCAGCCTACGGTTCTGATAACGCACGTATTATTTCACTTAAACCATTTTTAATCAATTCATGGAGCTACTCACTAGGGGTTAAAGATTCGTTAGCTACTAACCAAGTATCTACTTCTTACGGTTCAACTGGATTTACTGGCTTCGACAAAGAACGTCCAGTGTCTGGGTCTACATTCGGTGTAGATAACGTACCGACTATTAAACACACTGAGCCGTATCCATTGACAATCGCATCAATCGTTACTAAAACAGACTTAAACTAATGGCTACCGCAATCGCACTAGTAGGAACAGCTGTTTCCGTGAAGGGACAGCTTGATGCAGCTAAAGCTGCTGATGACGCTGCACGCGCAGCAGAGGCACAGGGCAAGTACAATGCTCAGGTAGCTGTTAACAACATGGTAGGCAAGCAGAATGATATTGCGTTCCAACAATCGGCTACTGAGTTAGAGAAGAATGTTGGTATGCAACAGTCAGCTGTTGCCCGTAAAGCTTTATCTCAAAAACTTACAGGTGAGTTAGCAAAAGTCCGTAACCGTCCTACGTTCGGTGGATCGTTTAGTGATGTATTTAAAGCAGCTGAGACTGAGGCTAACACTCAACTTGCTGAGTTTGACTTTGCTGCATCGCAAAAGACTTATGAAGGATTTAAGCAGTACCAAGACATGGGCAGACAGATGGGTCTTGCATATTCTCTTGGTATGGCAGATCGTGATTTAACTTTAGCATCGGCAGCTAATCAAGCGTACAAGTTTAGATCTGAAGCGTATCAACAAAGAATTGGTGCAGTTGCTACAGGTATTAGTGGTCTTGGTCAAGCAGCTGAATCAACTGATAACTTCAAGGGCGGTCCCTCATCTATCTTTAAATAATAATTATGGCTATCAGACTTTCAGGAACACCCCAACAACAGAAAGCACCGTTCAGTGCTTTTGATAAATCGTCGGGCTTTCAAAGCGGACTTACTCAAGTAGGACAAGCACTACAACAAGTTGGTGCTGGGCAGGCTCGTATTGCACAACGTGCAAAGGTAGAGGCAGAACGTGCAAAGGTAGAGGAAGAACGTACAGCTGCAGAAGCTAAACGTGAGCTAGAGAAAAAACAAAACGCTGCTCAGGACTTAGCTATATTTGGTGCATCTAGTGGATTAGAAGTTCAGATTAATCAAAGATACGATCGACTTGAAGCAGCGATTACTGCTGGAGATGTTGAAGGTATTAGGCAGACTACAGATGATCTTAAGAAGTTAGATCCTAAGAATTTAAATCTAAATGACTATAGAGCTCAAGGGACAGCTACTGAAATAACAGATGAAGCTAAGATACAGAGAGCGGTTATTGGTTTAAATACTCGGTATCAAAGCTTGTTAAATAAAAGTGAGATACAGATAGCTCAGAAGGATGTAATCAAGGGACAACTTGATTCTTTAAATTCACTTGAAAACAGAGTACTCGCTAACAATCTAGAAAATCCCGAGGGTAACACTGGGGCTGGAATGATTGAATTTGTTGACAGTATAGTTAACGATGAAGTCTTAGCTGCTGCACGTAGCGGTGCTACAAATAAAGAAAACTTTGACACAGAAGTTCAAGCAGAAGTGTTGATGTTTCTTGAGCATCAGTTTGCTGAAGGTACACCGATCACAGAAGATCAACTTGAGGAAAGACGACAAGCAGGTTTGCAGATATTTAGCGATTATGGTCAACAGCTTGGTTTTGGTGCTGACCAGTTAGCAACCTTTAATAAGCTATACCAAGACAAGCTTGGTGAAGTTACAGATGTTGATGGTCAAAAAGAACTAGCTAAGAATACTCTGACAGGCTTAGTTTCGGATTCAGCTTTGTTAATGGAACAATCTAGCGTAACAAACGCTGAAAGTTTATCTTTTTCTCGAAAGCTACAAAAGATAGATGATAAGTATTTAACAGGACCCCAGAGAGTTCAAAAACAGTCTCTTATGGGTATGGCTGCATTCTTTGCACGCTCAAAAGAGCAACCTACTGCGTTAGCTTATCAGATCTTACAACACCTAGCTAACCAACCAAATGCTGAGCGTAAGTCATTTGCTGATGTAGTAAAAGAAATATCTGGCTCTGAGTTAAATGCTTTTAACCTACAGTCTACTGAGCAGTCGAAGCTATCAGATTGGATGTCTGAAAATATTAAGCGTCTGAATGCAGTAGGCGAAAACCCTGAAAATTTAAAGTTCTACTCACCTCAGCATGCAGAGTTGATTGAAAAAATAAAATCTCAAGACCCTCAAGTTGCAGCTACCGCATATAAGCGAGCACAACTCGAGTATCAGAAGTTTATAAAGAATCCAAACATCAAGGGAGCTCCAAGTGTATTTTATGTGGAAGCTGAACCATTTCCAACAGGATCTATAGGTTCAGTTGAGAACGCAGTAACAATTGTTAAAAAGAATCTTGTATTAAATGATCCTCAAAATGTACTCGACCATGCTGAATCTCAACTAGCTAAAGGTAATCTTTCGGGCATGGAGTTGTTAAACTTCACAGCTCAGAAGATGGCTGCAAACAGTCTAGTAAGAATGGAGAGAGCAACTACTATGGCTCAGAAAGAAGCAATGGTAGATTCAACTCAAGCTCAAATTGAAACATTGTTTTCGTATTATAAGTCTGGAACTGAGACTTCTGCAGAAGTAAATAAAATTCTCGCAGAGATGCGTATTAAGTCTAGTAGCTATGACTTTGGTGACTTTGAACAATCATTACCACTGCAAACGCAAATAGACTCATTGGAGAATCTGGGCGAAAATAGTCGTGTGTCTCAACTAGAGACTATATTCAAGGGCTTTATTAAGAAAGACATTGTTCTGCTTAGAGACATGGACAAGGATGATCAGTATGAGCATATCAGAAAAGAGATGCGTGAGCAAAACTTGCTGATCCCAAAGATAGGTCATACTCCTTCAGGATTTTCAGTTGAACTGCCAATAGAGTTGAGCGGACATATTAGTGAGAAGATGGGAGAGCGTGGCAACCCACTTACTAGAGCTACACTCGGTTTGATTGACCGAAAGATTGGCAATAAGGAAAGTTTAAAGAATGTGTCCGTCATATATGCAACTGCAGGTCTAAATCAAATACATGACCAATACGGGACTGCGGTTAACTTAAGAAAGTTTTATGAAGACTTGGAAGAAAGAGTTCCCAATGTAAAGACTTTAGCTGGTCCTCAGATGTTCTACAGTCTCGGAACAACAGGGGCAGGAGTATCTTCACCTGAAGCTCAACTTGAAATGGATCAAAAGGCTTGGGTTGACGGTATGTTGAACAACGTAGATGAAAACGGCAGACCTCTTGCTAGATTTAGTGCTCCTGTATCTGTCCGTAATCCCGATGGCACAAGCGAACGTAGATCATATTTATTAGTGTTGACTAATAACAATGATTATGTAAAAGTCCCTGCGAGTGAAACAGACAAAACTCCTATTTCATTCTCTGTAAGTAAAGCAACCAGAGTAGTCGATAGAGTAATGCCTCAGCTTACAGATGTCTTTGCAAACTTTGGAAATCCAGATACAAGCTTAATGTCAGGGTTTATGTATTATGTTGATAACGCTTTGGGCTTTGACCAAGATAACTTAATAGATAAGTCCACAGAACAACACGATATTATCTATAGAGGTAAACCATCTCGCACTGAAAAGTACGTTGAGCTGTTTGGGATGATGCCTGAACAAAAAGAAGAGCGTGAGCGACTTAAAGAACTCCGTGAAAATAAATAATGCAATCATTACGGCAAGTACATACTGAAGCGGAGTTCAAAAGACCGACGTTTCGTGAACGGTCACAAGCAGCTGGCTATAGTGCTACTGATTACGGTAGAGTTGTAGGAATGGCGCAGTCTGCACAGGCTGCGTTTGACCGTAATATTACAATGACTGCTGCTAATTGGGTTAAGACAAAAGCACTTGGCAGAGAAGATAGTCCCAAAGTTACAAGAGAAGACTTTGATAAATCATACGGTAATATACTGGGGCTAGAATACAAGGATGAAAATAGAGCACAGCTTGAGTTTCGTATTCAACAAGCTGCTCGCTTTGCACGTCAGAATGAAATGATTCAGGGTGAGGATCGTATGATTTCTAACTTTGTGTCTAGCTTTGCTGGTGGTATGGCTGACCCAGTTAACTTGATTCCATTTGCGTTGCCAGCTAAAGCAGGTCGAGCAACTGTTGCAATGCACAGCTCCGCAGGTAATCGTTTTGCAGCTGCGTACCATCAAGGCAAGCTTACATTTAAGAATGTGTTAGCTGTCAATGCTGCGTTTGAGTTACCATATGCTCTAGCTACAAATGACATTGGTGTTGAGAAGTATACTGAAGACCACCTAAAAATGTCTGTAGGTATGAACTTAGCACTGGGCGGATTGTTCGGAGGTGTCCACGGATATGTTGCAGGGCGTAAGGCTGCTAAGGTTCGTAATGTACGCAGAGAGCTTGAAAGATTTAACGAGTTAATGGAAGCAGACGATTTTGCAACACCATTACAAACTGCTATTGATGATAATCCGAACATTAAAGAAGCAGTAATGAGCAACCCACGCTTACGAGACTTTATATCTGGTAAGGACAAAGATGGGGTTAATCTAACACCTGATGATTTAGGCTTAGCACTTATGGCTTTGGATTCTTACACGAATCATAGAAAGCTTACTGCTATACAACAAGATGTTTCTCGTAGGCTGTTGAATGATCCAGAGTATCAGAATAAACCTATGATCGAAAACCGAA